GTTTTCCACCATTGTTCATTTAAACCATCATCTTTAATTCGTGAATATGTTCTCATATACACAAGATTGCCTAATCCATTAAAACCAAATGGTGGTTTTTTTCTTTTATATCCGTCTATAAAATTGTCTGATAATCTAAATGATTTGTATTCTTCCACGCAATATAACTCCTATCTACTTTTGTGATTTATGTCAAGTTTTAAATATTTCAAATATAAATATCACTCAACTCTTTTTCATCACAGACAAATTCAAAATCCCAATCATAAAATATCGTACTAGTCCAGTAATTTTCTGGTACCTCTATGATGTAATCTTCCATAATATTATCTCCAAAATTTGTGATTTATTACTTTAGCAGAATTTACATTTTTACTATTGTATTCCACAATATCTAAATTAAATTCAGGCTCTCCATTCATTAATTCATATTTTCCCTGTGCAATCATTTCTTTCCATTGCAAATCTTTATCTTTTGGATATTCTTTTGTCCACTTAACAGTTGAATCTTTTAACATCCTTTTAGATTTTTTATTTAACGGTAAAATATATCTAAATTGTTTTCCCTTAATTCTTTTTATACCCTTTTGTTTCATGAAATCATATGTCAGCCAGAAAACCTTATCTTTACCAATCATTTTAGCATTTTCTTCACATAACTCCCTTGAAGTTCTTGGATGAATTTTTTCACCCTTGTCACTCATATAAATATCAGTCCAAATAAAACCACCATAAAGAAAATTAAAACTTTGATAAACATATCCAGGTTTCCCAACAATACCATCTGCCCAAGTATAAAGAAATAACCTTTCCGGTGTATTTTTTTTCATCCACTTTACAACCGCGGATAACATTTGTGACTCTGAATTTCTTGGCATCTTTTCTAACATACACATCTTACCAATTTCATAATAATCCTTTGTTTCCAATCCAGGAAACAATTTATTAATAGTACCCTTTGGTTGAGTACCCCACCCCAGAGTCAATACACCCACCAATTCTTTTTCCAAAAAACATCCAAGAAAATGTTTGGTTAGTTTTGGCATAACTTTAGAATAATGAGTATTTTGTATTAAATCTATAGCTGTATGTTTGTCTATTTCTCTTATTATAAAATTATACTTCATTCCCAAAAATCATTACTAAATTTTTCAGTATTTGGTATAATCAATTCTTCTAAATATGTATCATTTATCTCAAATCCAATATAATTTCTATTCATTTCCAATGCAACTTGAGCGGTTGTGCCCCCACCCATAAATGGATCTAACACAACATCACCTTTATCAGTTAGCCACTTAATGAAAAACTCCGGTAATTGTGGATGAAATGGGGCCGGATGTTTTGACCCTTTCAATACACCAGCGTTATCGAAATTAAATACAGTTGGTGGTTTACCACCCAACGGATTCATATCTAACATTTTACTTTCTTTAAATGATGTAATACCATTTTCATCGGCCACTTTTTGGCCTCTATTTGGACTTTTATACCTAGCTATACTACTTTTAGCATATGGTATTCTAACAGTATCCATATTACATTTGAATTCCTTAGTGTCTCTTACAAAATGAAATAAATATTCTACCCTATCATTTAATCTTTTGTCCCCACCAGTAGGCAATCCATTTTTCTTAGCCCAAATATACCTTTCAAATAATTTAAGGTCTGTATTCTTAACTATGTTTACAATAGTTTCCATAACATAAATTGACCTTTCACCATTAACTATCCTATCATTAATATTTAATATAAATGAACCAGTCGGTTTAAGAAATCTACTAGCTTCATCAAATAATGGCAAAATCCAATTTGGGTAATTCTCCGGAGAGAACACATTTACTTCACTACCATAAGAAACCGTATCAGCATACGGTGGGGATGTTACCACCAAATCCACATAATCATCTGGTAATTGTTTTGATAATTCCATACAATCACCTATATGTGTTTTGTTTAATTCCATATATTTTCTCCCTATATAGTTTCTAACAGACCATATACATATTTTTTTGTTTCATGAGTATTACCGTAGACAATACCCATTCCATTATTTAAATTACTATTATTAATTCTCAAAGTAGCATAACTATCTTTGTTACCACTTCCGGTTTTCCAAAAACTACCAGTTGATTCTAATGAAACAACAGAAGCAAAACATCCAACTACCCTACTTTCAACAATTTTAAAACTCCACAACAAATGTAAGTCAGTTTTCTTACCATTATAAACACTATGCTTATTACCAGTCCAAGACTGACAAGGTAATCCATACTTTCTTAAATTCTTTCCAAACTTTTCACTTCTCCCTAGAAAACTTCTAATCTTTTGCTCCAATGGAATTTCAACACCATCTAATAAATATACCCAATCAGCACCATCAATTTCTTTAAGTGTTAATGGAATTTCATGATTCTCACATACAGTTTCAATCGCCGCTGATGCTAATCCTTGAAATACTTTTGTACAATCTTGTGTTTCTTGGTCGTTTCCTAAAAATATTTCATCGAAACATTCTTTATTATATAAGCCACTAAGTACATCAAGTCTATTATTAATCTCATTAACTATCTCAGGAACAACTGAATTAAGTTTCTGAGCTATTCTATTTTTTACATTATTTTTCATTATGTTATCCTTTTCTTTTTATTGTTTTATTTCAATGGTATAATTTACGACACTTATACCATACAAGTCAAGCTTTATTTTAATCATTTTCCATTAAATCATCATATCTACTTGATAACATCTTTTTCATAAGATTATCTCTATTGTCAATCTTTTTTTGTGTTTCTTTTCCACCTACAGTATCACCTTCATATATTTCCACAGCGCCTGTATTTGTATTTACTTTAGCCGGATAAGTTAATCCATCAGGTCCAAATCTGTTTTTAATAATATGAAATCTACCTGTATTTCCAATCTTATCTTCTACTTTTCTACTCAATGAAATAACAAAATCAGCAGTCATAATCTTTTGATATGATTCTGCTATCTTCTGTGCTTCAATTACATCTTCATCAAGGCTGGAACGATTCGCTTGACTCGCAGTCCAAATAGGAATATCAAATTCACCAGCCAATCCTCTTAAATCTTCATAAATATTCCCAAGTGCGTGTCTGACTTCTCTTGCGTTTCCTGTATCTTTTAGAATATCAGCATAATCAACAACAACCATATCGAAGTTCTTACCCATCATTCTTAACTTCTGTAAGTGTGCTGATATAGTATTTACTGATGCTGTCTTTGTTGGGAAGTATTTAACAACCAACTCACCCTCTACATTATCAATAGATTTCTTTACATCTTCTTGATGATACCTCAAGTTCTGATTTGATATTCCTGTAAATACAGAATCGTATCTCAATCCAACATACGCTTCATTTAATTCTAATGTATAATGTATAACATTAGTTCCCCTTTTCATAGCACCACCACCAAGTGCACATAAAATCCAAGTTTTCCCAATACCAGCGGGTGCCACTATCACACCCAATTCACCACCGGCCAAACCACCTTGTGTTAAATCGTTTATAACATCCCACGGCGTTTCAACTGTACTTCTTGCCATTTCTGAATATCTATATTCAATATCTTCTATATACTCATGTCCAATATCTCTCTCAGCACCGGCTCTCATAGCATTATCAATAATATTTTTTATATCATCAAAATCACCTTTATGTTCAAGTATTTCCACAGATTCCAATATAGCATTTTTCAATGTTTGATTCTTAAAAAAATCAATTGATTGGTCCTGTACAAAATCTAAATCAGGTGCTTCCAAATATCTATAAACTTCTTTTAAATTTTCAATGATTGTAGTTTTTAAAATATCATTATGTACTTCATTTACCTTTACTTTAAATACATCCAATGTTATTGGTTGTTTGTATTCATCATAATATGATTTACATTCCTTTACAATCCATTTAAGAGCATCATTATCATAATGACTCTCATCAAGTATATCATATATCTGCGCTATGAAATTTGGTTTTGACATTAAACAAGATATTGACTTAATTTGAAAAACGTGTCCATATTCTGCTAATCTATTTGTCATTTAATCCTCTAAATTTATTCAATCGCATAAATTCCATAATCCAATTATCTAGATTAGGAATTGATGTTGTTAATTTATCTTTTAGAAACATAACTTGAAACCTCGGTTTAATTAATTGAGGTACTTCATTATTAACTGCTTCTTGTATCTTTCTTTTTGTATGTTTTGGAATATCTACATTCTGTAACTGCATTAATAGATAATTCCGTTTTATTATACTAATATTATTTTTTATATTTTCAAATAATTTTATTTTAGAATCCGAATTCTCCACATATTCAATTAAATTCATTGCCGTAAAATCTTTATCTTCTGTAATCGGTTCTATAAATTTAATTATACTTTTTAATCCAGCTCCTTGAATACCATTTATATTATCTGACTTATCACCGTCGAGTATTCTATATGTTAGAATGTTTCTTGATGGTATTCCATATTCTTCTTCAACTTCTCGTTTGTTGTATAATTTCTTTTTAGTTGGTGACCAGACTTTGACTCTATCATCAACAAGTTGTAAAAAATCTTTGTCTGTACTCATTAAAAATATATCACTCTTTGTAAGAATTTGTTGTGAAATGTATGCCATCACATCATCAGCCTCAATCCCATCAATACAAATCAAAGTCAACGGTAATTGTTCCAGATATTCAATTAATCTACCCATCTGCTGTATCATTGATTGTTCTTCATCTTGTGGAGCAGTTCCCCAATCTACATTTCTATTTAACCTTTTCTTAACTTTACGAGTGCCTTTATATTTGGGATATATCTTTGACCGTCTTTTACTCCCATCTTTCCCATCAAAAACAATAATAACACGGGAGGGTTTTAATATATCTGATGTATACCTAATAGATTTAAGAAAACCCATCATACCACCAATATGTAATCCATCTTCGTTAATTGCCGGATTAACAGCGAAGGCTCGAATAAATGTATTCAAGCCATCCACTATTAAAACCCTATCATTTAAGTGTGTAACTGATTTATGTTCTTCGTCTTTGATTTGGTCAAGAAAGGATATAAACTTATCGTTTAATTCTTTCTTTTCCATTTATGCTTCACCTGATTTCTTCAACATTTTAATGAGTTTATCCATACCTTGAAGTTTCATTGCCTCTTTATGAAGTTGTTTCACTTCTGGTTCATTTAGAAATTCTTTCAGTTTTTTAGATAATTTTCTTTTAGATTTCATCTACTACCTCATCGGTTTCGGTAACATCATCAATTCCTAACTCTTTACTATCATATTTAAGAATACAAGCATTACATATTTCATTGTAACAATAATCTCTAATCTCTGGATTTTCATCTAATAATGATTCAAAATCCTTTGATTGAAATTTGTTTTCCGATAGTACTTCACCGGTATCTTTATCTATAACATTTAATGTATACCAAGCACCACCCTGTTTTACAATCTTATGGTCTTTCATTACCGTAAGCCAACTATCATAGTCAGAAATACCAGTATCAAAATATAATGGAAACTCTGCAGTTCTCATTGGTGGACCAAGACGATTCTTAATCACCTGAGCCTTTATCTTAATACCGATTGTATTTTTCTTTGTATCTTTTATCTGACCCGCATTCTTAAACCTAACACGAGTAGAAGCGTGGAATGGTAAAGCTTTTCCACCACTTGTTGTCCAGGGGTCTCCAAACATTACACCTAACTTTTGACGAAGTTGATTTGTAAAGACGAGAGCCACCTTTTGTCTTGCTATCATCTGTGTTATTTTTCTCATTGCTTTACTGATGATAATTGCCTTGGCTGTTGCCCAACCATCTTTATCAAATTCAGCATCCATTTCCACTTTTGTAGATGCGGCAGCCAAACTATCAACAAGAATTGTAACCAATTTATCTTTATCTGATTCTCTAATCTTTGTAACAATTGTTTCAATAGTTTCAAATATTTCTTCAACTGTTTCAAGATGTACATATAACATATTGGTTGTATCCACACCTATCGCTTCAAGAAATTCAGGTGACACAGCAGATTCGGTGTCAATATAAACTGCAATACCATCTTTCTTTTGTGTTGATGCTAATAGATGAGAACCAATAAGAGATTTACCACTACCTTCTAAACCATTTAATTCTGTGATTTTACCTACGGCAACACCACCATTTGGTTTGTTAGATATTGCCAAATCTAATATAGTCGAACCGGTTGAAATCCAATCTGTTACATCTGTTGGATTATCTCCCTCACCATTTAGAAAATATGCTACTTGTTGGTGCTTAAAAGTCTTGTTCAATTCGGAAGCAATGACATCAGCAAGTACATCGCGTTTATTTGCCATATTTTATCTCCTTTAAAAAGGTGAAGTGGAGTGGAACGGTGCCCCACTCCACCTATTAACTTTATTTATTGATTAAACAATTTATCAAAAGCATCTTCTACACCAGAATCAGTATTTACATTACTATCATTTCCAACATTAGATGTCGGAGCAGTTGATGTAGTAACTCCATTAGAAGTTTCTGTAGTGTCTGAAGCTTCGGATGGATTTAAATATGATTTAAGAGCATCTTTTAAATCATCATAAGTAGGTTCTTCCCACAATTCTGTAATATCAACCTGAGTATCAAATATTTCTTCAAGTTGTTCTTTATTATCAGTAATTGGTGTCTGATTAGGTTTAACACGAATCGTAGTTTTACCATATTGGTTTCCAGCTTCTGCTGGAGTTTGACGTTCAATAACAACATCACGACCCGTAAGTGGGTCTGTGATATCACCATAATCAGGGTCAGCAATTATACCTAATAATTCTTGATATACTGTTTTACCAAATCCCCAAAACTTAACACCCTCATGCTCAGCACCACGAACAATCACCGGTGCAAAAGTTCTTAAAGTTGGGTCATATTTTCTACCTTGTAACCAATCATCTTTATTACCCGTAGATTTCAACTTTCCAGCGAATTCCTCAACGGGGTCAGGTCTTCCAAATGAAACCGGCGATATATAAGTTTTATTATTACCCAAGTTATAATGAAAAAATAACTCAATGAACGGATTGTCCTTATTAAATTTGTAAGGTACAATTCTAATTTGAGTTTTTCCCGGTTGGGGTTTAAAGAACTTATCTTTGTTTGAAGTAGTGTTTTGTAACTGATTTAGTCGAGTTTTCATTGCATTAATATCCATGCGTTTTCTCCTTATTATTTATCGTTTATCGTTTATTGTTTATGGTTAAATCGTATAACCATTTTCTATAAGTATAATGATATTTTTCAAAACCATTAACTTTTTTTATCTTCTTCTAACCACTTGTGTATTGGACATTTTACATTTGCCCAATGTACTTTCGTACTCATAAAACATCCACATTTTACACATCTACCATCCGCAATTCCAGTTTCTGGATTCTCTTGGTCGTATTTAAAAAACGGACATGTTTTACAAATTTCAAGTCTTTCAGTTGCTGTTTCGGCTCTAGACATAAAATGTCCACCCTTAGACACAGCTTTCATTCCACGCCAAGTATCAGCAACTAAATTTCTTCCCATTTTAAAAACATTCGGAAACTTATCATTATTAGATTCTTCTTCCAACATTTTTTCTATCTGGGAAATCTTTTCTAATTGAGAATCCGTAATGTTATACTCATCTTTTAGAAAATTTTCCAATGTAGATACTTTTTCCGAATCTTCCAGTTTAGAAATAAATTCATCATAAGTACCCACATTATATCCATCATCTACTAAATTTTGCCAAAGTGATGAATACTTTGAAGTTTTTGTCATATAACCTGTCTCCTTATATTAAAAACTTTCTATAGTTTTTTTATTCTTTTTACTTTTCTTATTCTTTACTTTTCTATCAGAATTCCTACCAACTTTTACTTCTTTAAGTTTGTCACCTGCTTTCTTATCTACAGCCGGTGGAACTGGTACTGGTTTATGTCTACCCTGAGGTTGAGTAGTTGGGGGCGATGATGGTTGTTTATTAAAATTATCATCACCAACCACTTTTGTTAATTTACCAGTATTTTCACGCTGAAAGTATTGTTGTTGTAAAGATTGAATATATCCAGTATCTGCCATAACGACTTCTTTTTTACCATTAATAACGACATAATAAAATTCATTATTAAATGTAAAACTAGACGGTACATTTGAATTACCAGGTGCTGGAACTCCAGGTGTCCCAGGTGCGCCCTGTTGTGGACCATTCTTTCGAGCTTGTTGTGCGGATTTTACTCTTTGTAAAATCTGGTCAAACGGCATCAAATTAGGTAGATGGTCGTTTTCTTTTACCCACACTTCATACTCACCCTTCCACTTATAAACATCTTCTTGTGAAGCTGTTTCCAAATCTTGTGGTGGAGGTGGAGGTGGACTTTTAGGTTGTGGTGGTTGAGGAATTTCCTCACCATTAACCCATTTCTGTAAAACGTCTTTTTCAGCAAATCCACATTTCATATTACCAGATTCAGCATCAATAAAAAGTGGAGTACCACATTGAACGTTATATTTTTGTTTTACTTCATTTGCTCGTTGTTGACCTTCCGGTGTAGTTACATCAACAGTAGTTATAGAAGCTCCTTCACTTACTAACTCCTCAACAACTGAATTTGCCTTTTTACACCACCCACATTGAGGGCTCATTATATATAAAAGGTCTTGTTTCGTATTTTTCTTTTGTTTACTCATAACCATTAAACTCCTTAGTTTCTAAATGATGAATTATAACATTTACTATAATATACATATATATATATCATAAAGTCAAGCTTTTTTTATTTTTTTTCAATAGATATTATTTTATAGATTCTGGTTGATATTCTATTTAACCCATCAGAATTAACTACTAAAATCATATTTCTGAAATTTTCCCATGGCACTGGAAACTTTGTATCCAATACCCCATTATTTAAATTTTTAATCAATTCGTTCAATGCATTGATTGTATATAATGTATTTGTATGTTTTTTTCTATGAAGGGATATCGTATTACTAACATCATTGTAATCTATTTCCCCATCCACACTTACATTATATGTACATATTAATTCATTTGTTTCATTTTCATTCTGTAATACATATATCTTATTATACAGTAGAGAATATGCATCTTTTATATTTTCAATAACTTTATCTATATCTTGTTTACTAGTAAAAGTACATAATAATTGACTCTTCATTATTTCCAATCTCCAAATATATCATACCAATCATCAGCATGTAATTTATAACTAGATTTTGAACCTATACCATCCATTTGACCCTGTGTATATCTGGTAACGACATTTATGTCTGCAATTTTCTTACCAGTAATGGAGCTATGGACTGATAAAATAAATTCATATCCCGACCCAGTATTTTTTAAGTCCCACGATAATGTTATGTCTTTAACTAAATCTTCAAATCTATCCTCACTCGGTATAAACCAAAATGTCTTACCAGCATTAGCTGCATAAAACATATCTTTTTTTCCAATACTTATCTGTTTTTGAAACAATCCTATTAGACCAGAATCAATATCATCTTGATTATCTCTGAATGCCCCACCAAATATTGTTTCCCATCTTTTATTTCTTTTTTTAGACCACTCACTCCACTGTTTTGATATTTTTAATTCTTGAAATTTTCTACAAAAATATCTAAACTTTTTATCTTTAGTTATTTTATTCATTCCAACGGCATTAGTTAATATATCTAATTCATCCTGTTTTAATTTAGCCTTTTGATATTTATCCCAAGTATTGGATTGTCTTTGAAATTTTTGTAATAAATTAATAGCTTCTTTTTTTTGTTTACCATCCAATTCTTTATTAGAATTAGTTTGTTTCTTAAATTCCTTCATTATCAATAAATTCCAGTCTTTAGTCATACCATCAAATTCTTTTTTATATTTTTTCTTGATGTTATCTAAACTAAAATCTTTTAAATCTAATGCCTTACCCAATGTAGTTACAGTTAGATTTTTTAATTGACCTTTCTGATATTTCAATGACACACCAACATCTTTATAATTTGCAAAATCAGCCGCTATATCTGATGCACCATAATCTGATGTGTCGTTAGTCGGACCCGTCCACCAAACCGGACCTTTTACTTTTCCAAGTTTAGATATGATTTTTTTAGATAATGAAATAGCATCTGATTTTAATTTATCAAATTTTGAATGAGTGGAATTCTCCATATATTTTTCCCACTCACCGGTTTTAAATTCTCTACCAGGTACCCCGGCTTTTACTTTATTACCGAAATACTTTTTCATATCATCACCGCTTTTTATACTACCCATATTAACTCCGGCACACGCCAATGCAGTCAAAACCTCATGGTAAAATGTAGTTGGATTTTGCCCCTTCCATGTAGTCATTTCATCATCTTTCTTTTTTTCTGTGAGAATTTCTTCATAACCTAATTTTTTTATAACATTATTTAATATCAATTTATGCTCAGCGTCATAAATATTGGGTTTACCGTTAGGTACCTCATATGCCCACTCACTTAAAATATTATCTATTATATTATCCGCTGTTAAATTATCTTTCATATCGTATATAAATATTAATTATAAAATTAATGCCACTAATTATAATCTATCGGTAATATCTTTCATATCACCGTAATTATTTCCAATTTTAACTTTACAAAAATGATTATCGAGTTCCAATAACCTTTTTATATCAGACAACGTATCAACATTATCTAATTTACTAACATCAAAAAGAAATGAATCATATCCATATAAAACCAATTTAGTATTCTTATCATCTAAATAATTTTGTATTTTAATTATTTTCTTTATATTTCTTTCTGTTTCATACGCCTGAATTAAATAATTAAATAACTTATTCTTATTCATATCAGTATGATTTCTTTTTAATATTTTCCTACTATAAATATAAGTTTCTACATAATTCTTTTTATTAAACTCGTCCCATTTTTCATCAATATATGTTTGAATTTTATCAAAAAATGGTATAGCTTTTCTTATTTCTTTTGTTATTCCACCATATAATAACTTAAATGTTATCTGTTTTGATTCTTCGTATGTTGAACCATAGAAACTTGCCAAATATTCATGTACATATCCTTCTGGAAAAGTATAATCAACTAAATCCGCAATTAATCTAACATGATATGCATCAAAATCATATTCCACTAACACGTCGTTTTCTGTAATAAAAGCTTTCCTCTGTTCCTGTGTAAGAGCCGCAAAATTTACACTACCAAATGAATTAGATGGTCTTCCTGTTGATGTCCATAAGTTGTAATTTGAGTAAAGCTTTCCATCTGATATATGTTTTCTCACTCTTTCATCAAATATATCACAAACATCATCTGTTACACATATACCATTCTTTTCTATTGATAAGAATGCCATTGTTGCTTCATCTGAATATGTTTTATTACCTAATACTTTGATAACTGACATCTTATCTTCAAGTGTATCACAATATTCTTTATGTTTTACAATTGGTATTATTTCATTTAACTTCTTTGCATTGTAATATTTGTTATGGAAGAAGTCATAAGCATTATTTCTGATACTTTCTATATCAAATGGTTTATTATTTAATGACCACCATTCATAATTCATATCCGTTACATTTTTAAATGGATATATTGATAATAGTTTTTTAGCATCGGGTGTTAATATTTCTTCATTTTCTAACCATTTGTAATCTTGTAATACATCACCACAATCTGGGTGAAATCTACAAATAAAATAACTTTCCTCACCGATATGATTCACATATAGTAAAGATAAATTATTATCGAAATGAAGTGGATGTAAATCCACATCAGAAAATATCGGTATTACAATATAACTCATTTATAACCTTTTTAAAGTAATATAATTTACGACACTTGGAATATATAAGTCAAGCTTTTTTTAATCCATACCAGTATTATCTTCATAGTAAGATGTATCCATAATATACTCACACTGTAAATCATATGGTAATTTATTGGGAAATGATTCCCAATTATCACCAGCTACCCCCTCATACTGGTGCCACATATAATGAAGTATATTACTTTCATCGTAACTATATCCATCAGTCCAGAAAACGTCATTTGCATCGGACCAGTCTTCGTATATCTCATCCCATGGCTGATCAGTATAA